CGTATTTGCAGATAGACACCAACTTGTTATGAGAGTAAGAGAAAGATCAAGGGCAGCTGGCGACCCTATGAGGTATTATGCAAGTTTTAAACATACTGAAGTTAAAGAAGGAATAATGCTCTCCGGTGTATGTGGCGACGGCATGACAGAAAATGACGCTATACTTGACTATGCTAATAAAATTTCCTTAAAAACATTAGTATTTAACGCTTACGGACCATCGAGGGCAGAATATAAAGTCCCAAGGTTATATTATACAGGACTCAAAAGTGAGGGCAACAGTGATTAAAACAGAGGAAGAGTACAAAAGTGTTGTTAAGCTGGCTGACTTCCTTGTCGATATGATACAGGGTGAGCAATGGCCTGATTCTTTTATGGTTTTATGTAGGTTGATTGAAGATTGGGAGAATAAAACCGAAGACATGCGGAATAATACTATTTAAAAGCGAGGACTAAATGAGCGAAGTAACTTATGGTAATAAAGTTGTGTATAGTAAAGATGGTTGTTTATGTGAAACTAAGGATAGCAGTGGAATTAAATGCGGTAACAAACCTGAAACCTGCCAGATAGATAACGTTGTCAAAAAATGCAACCAAATAGAGACCGGTATTCTCGGGTACATGTGGGCAAAGCGACTCCAAAACAACCCAATACTTAAAGACTTGAAGCAGAAGCATTTTCAGGGGGAGATATGATATTTGCAATAAAAGAAAGAGATAAAGCCAAGCCAATTTATATTTACAAAAAACCGCCTTGTATATATTACACTGATGGGAAAATAAAAGGTGTTGGTTTTAAGGTTACAATGTGGGGCAGTAAACAGGCTAATACTTGAAAATAGCAGACAAACAAAAGCTTTTAGAACTACTTGAAGAGAAACAGCGGAGACGCAATGAATTTTCTATCGCTGATCCACGCATGAAAGATAAATGGTGGAGGATGAACAACCTTTACTATATTATCAACGAGAACGCGGAGAAGATATTATTTGAGCCAAAGAATCGAGAAGTTCAGACAGAATTATTCAACACCAAACATAACAGGCATTCAATACTTAAAGCCCGACAACATGGGGTGACGACCTACAAGTGTATTGATTATCTCGACAACTCAATGTTTCAAGACAATATTCGTTGCGGTATCATCGCCCACAATAAAGAAGACGCACAGATATTTTTCCAAGATAAAGTTAAATTTGCGTTTGATAATTTACGTTGTCCTGAACTAAAAGAAAAAATGGCCCCCAAGACAGATAGCGCCAGAGAACTTGTGTTTTCTAATAATTCAGCTATCAGGGTCGGAACGTCGTTAAGATCCACAACACTCCAGTATCTTCATATATCAGAATACGGCAAAATATGTGCTAAGTATCCAGAGAAAGCAAAAGAGATAAGAACCGGAGCATTAAATACAGTTCACGGCAGTAATGAAATAACAATAGAGTCAACAGCAGAAGGCAGAGATGGTCATTTTTACCAGCTATGTGAATCCTCTAAGAACATAAAACTTTCTGGAAAAGAGTTGACAGATATGGATTTTGAGTTTTTCTTTTTCTCTTGGTTTCAAAAACCTGAATACAGGTTAGACCCCGACTTGGTTACTATCCCTGAAGAAATGCAAGATTACTTTAAAGAGTTAAGGGATAAGCATGGCGTTGAGTTAGATGGGTCGCAAAAGGCATGGTACGTAAAGAAATTTGAATCGCAGCAAGATGAAATGAAACGAGAGTTCCCTTCAACGCCAGAGGAGGCTTTCGAGGCTGCTGTCATCGGATCTTACTATGGTGTGCAGATGGCGAAAGCCCGCGAACAAAGGAGAATAGGTCTATTCCCGCACAATCCGAGCAAACAAGTTCACACAGGATGGGACCTGGGCATAAATGACGAAATGACCGTGTGGTCATTTCAGTTTGACAACAACATGGTAAACATGATAGATTATTATGAGAATAGCGGAGAAGGTCTTGAACACTATGTTAATTATCTAAGAAGTAAGAAAGGTTTTACATATGGCTATCACTTTTCACCCCATGACATTAAAAAAAGAGACATAATAAGTGGTAAGACGAGAATTGTTAGGGCAAAAGAAGATTTTGACATTGATTTCATACGAATTGATAGGGCGGCTGATGTAGTGGAAGACATTAACGAAGTCCGTAGAATGTTTTATAGGTTTAGATTTAACGAGGCCACTACAGCCAAAGGAGTCAAGGCACTTGATAATTATAGGAAAAGATGGGACGAGAACAACGGTTGCTTTATGCGCCACCCTCTTCATAATTGGGCTTCGAATGGTGCAGATGGCATAAGGACTCTTGTACATGGTGTAATGGAATTTGCAGACTATCAGGAAGAAGAAGACTATGATTACGACCACAGAAACAGAACCAGGAATGCAACAACAGGATACTGATTACACTGAACCAGATTTAAAAGGCGTTGAGAAGTTAGAAAAATACCGTAGTATGGTCAACATGGCTGCTGAGAAAGGCGGCGCTGACTTTGATACAACTACGCTTCAAGGTGTTGGCAAACAGGTTCAAGAAGGTTACGAGGCCGATGTAGATTCAAGGGCTGAATGGCTTGTAAGATACAACTCCGCTATTGACGCAGCAATGCAAAAGAAAACAATCAAAGATTACCCAATAGACAACGCTTCAAACGTAAAATATCCCATGATAGCCTCTGCATCACAACAGTTTGCAGCTCGAGCATACGGCGCAATCATTAAGGGCAAAGACGTTGTTAAGGGTAAAGTGCTTGTTGATGATCCAAACGACGAATTTCAGGCAGTAGCAAACAAAGTTGGTGAGCATATGTCAAACCAACTACTTGAGGAGATGCCAGGGTGGGTTGACGGTCTTGACATGACTCTTGCTCAACTTCCCAACGTCGGCGCAACCTTCAAAAAAACATATTTCTCCAAAATTCAAAGAATCAACATATCAGAATATCTAACAGCAAAAGAAGTTGTAATAAAATACGATGCAAAGAGCATGGAAGAAGCCCCAAGGATTACACACCCTCAAATCTATACTCGAAACGAGGTAATGTCGTTCATCCGGTCCGGTCAATGGCGTGAAGATGCAGACACAATCTTTGTGGGTGAAGTTGACGACACAAAGGACGAGTATCACTATCTTGAACAACATTGCTGGTATGACTTCGATGATGACGGTTACAAGGAACCCTATGTCGTTACAATAGAAAAAGACCGGGGTGTTGTTGTAAGAATCGTTGCACGTTATGACATGGGAGGCATTGAGAAGAATGCAAAGAATGAAATCGTTAGGATTAAAGCTATTGACTATTTCACAAGGTATATTTTTCTCCAGTCTCCTGATGGTGGTATTTATGGCATGGGTTTTGGCACTCTATTGGGGCCAATCAATGACGCTGTTGACACCATACTAAATCAGTTAATAGATGCAGGGACGCTACACAATACCGGCGGCGGTTTTATATCATCTAAAATTAAGCTCGGCAAGAAGCGACAACCAACAATGGCGTTTAGACCGAACGAGTTTAAGATGGTGGAAACTCAAGGTAACATGCGTGATAATATTTACATGCTACCGACAAAAGAACCTTCAATGGTTTTATTTCAGTTATTGGGTTTGATTATCGAGGCAGGTAAAGAGCTTTCATCTGTTACCAATCTGATGACCGGCGAGAGCCGAGGAGCTAATGAGTCACCGAGTACAGTTTTAGCATTAATTGAACAGGGAACAATGGTATTTACTGCTATTTACAAGCGCATTTACCGATCTTTAAAGGAAGAGTTTAAAAAAATATACCGGCTCAATGAGCTATATCTCAACGATGAGTATGGCACAATGAACCAAATTGCAACCCAGGAAGATTATAGAAACGCAAGTGTTAACATCGTACCGATAGCAGACCCGACAGACGCAACGAACATGCAGAGAATAGCAAAAGCTCAAGCGTTAATGGCGTTTAAGGGCCAGGGCTATAACGATGAAGAGATTGACCGGCGCAACATGGCAGCAATGGATATTGAAGATATTGACGAGATTATTCCAAAAGAGAAAGGACCAAATCCGGCAGCGATGATGGCTCAAGAGCAGTTGAAACTTGAACAGACTAAAATAGCGATGCAGGGAGACACAAACAAG